TAGCCATTTAATAACTCCTTACTTGTTTTGCTGATTTGAATATAGTGCGTTAGCTATGCCGTTAAAATCTTTAGGAACTTTGCTACCTTGAGCGTTTGCTCCTTGTGAATTACCAACATAACTGTCTTCACTAATTGCCTTACCTGCTCGGTACATAAACCGAATTACTTCGGGGTGATTTCCCAAGCCTGATTCTGACAGCAACTGTTTAAAAGGTTCAGTACCAAAAGCATTAAGGGCTGTTTTTGCAGTTTCAAGATTAGTTTCAAAAGTTTCGCCACCAAATTCATCATCTGATTTTGATTCTTCTGCCCACTCTACTCTTGCTTTTTCTACCTGTTCTGCTTGTCTTGCCTGTATTACAGGTGCAACTTTGTCTAATACCTTTTGTGCAGCGTCTTGTGGCAGGTCAAGTTCTTTAGCGACTTCACCGAATGCAGTTAAGACTTCGGGGTCGAGTACTTCTGGTGCGTCAGCCACCTTATCGTTGAACTCGTATTTCTCAGGAGCACCTTCTTTTTCAGCTTCCTGTTCGCTAGTTTCACTTTCAGTAGAGGATTCATCCGAATCTTGCTGATCTGCTACATTTTCAGCTTGTTGCTGTGTTTCTTCAGTATTTGTTGCTTCTGCCGATTGCTCGGTTTGGGCTTCATCTACTGGTTGCTGTGTGCTGCCTTCATTGGTTTGGTCGGCTTCCGTCATCAGCGTTTCTGACATTTTTTTGCTCCTTAATCATTGTCGGGTATAACTCTGGGCAGAGAGTGTGAATCAAGTTTAGTATTTGCAAACCATAGTTTCTGTTACCTTCGCTAAATGACATTGCCATTGCGTTAGTGTTAAACGATGATCGGAAAACACCTGCTTGCTCCAGAAGTCTCCAGATTAATCTGCGACCCCTCTTGCTGCTCATCAGCCATTTGATGTCCGACTCTTCATTTTGGCGGTCAATTCTTTCCTCAGACTTTTTATTGTCTTTGGTTTTTTGTTGACTCTTGAGGTCGAGAGGATTGTATTCACTCATACATCAATATATCTAGTCATAACTGGGTTACGGTCACACCTTATGCTTGGCTTTGTCTAATAGCTTTGTCTGTTGGTGCTCCCTTTGCTCCTTTTTTACGCATTTTTTCGCCAGAACCTTCTTTAATTCTTTTACGCTTTGCGTGAATGTTTGCCCATAATCCTTGGTTTTTCATAATTAGAACATTGAAGGGTAAAGTTTTTTTAGTTTTTCTAATTCTTTTTCATCTTTTGCAGAAATCATACCGCCTTCTTTCATAGCTTCTAATGTTGCTACTTTTCTTTTTATTTTATTAGGAATAATATCTTTTACTTCAGCCATTACTTACCTCCCATGTTTGATTTATTATATAGTTTTTTTAATTTTTTTTCTTCTTCTTCTTTTGCTTTTTTTTCTCTCATTTTTAAAATTTTCATTCTTGCATCTGCCGGTAGATCGCCAAACTTAATATTATCTGGTGTTGTAATGTTTTTGCCCATTTATACCTCCAATGGTGATGGTGAATTGTAACCGCTAAACTGGTTCATCATGTCCATCATAGATGGATCACCAGTTTTTGAATCATTTAATTTTACTGCATTATCTACAGCACGTTGCTCTGCTTCTGCTTTTGCCATCGCTTGTTGTTGTGCTGCTCTATCTTGACGTATTCTTGCTACTCGTTCACCTCCAACTATTAACTTAGGATCTACGCCTAGCATATCTGCATAGCCATCAGCCCACGCATCAGAATCAAATTTATCAAGTACATCAGGTTTCATCTGTGCAATCATGCCCATACTATTTACATACCTATCAACACTATTTGTGCCAATAGCACGTTGTGCTTGTGCCAACATAGATACAAATTCTACGTTTAATTCCATGCCTTGCATCTCTTCTGGAGCAGGTGGTACTAGTCCGGCTTCTACCATCCTGTTAAATGTATTATCTATCAATGGATCTAACAACTCATTATGCAATCTTTCCAATACAGGACCTAACATAAGCAGTTTTTCTTCGTGACGTTCTGCTACTTCCGTTGCTGTCATTCTTGTATCGGTAGCATTTGCCAACATTAAGAACAAATCAGCATAAAAACTACTATTAATACGCTGTCTTACGTCCTGTATATCTGCCAACAAATGATTTAAGTTAAGGTTTACGTTAAATGCCGTTTCGATTTTGCCTTGTTGTCCATCAATAAACGTAACTCCACCCGGTAAACTGTCCACATCTCGGTTTTTCATGTAGCTAGGCACTTGTAACGGTGGCTTTGTTTGGTAATCAATGCCCTGTGCTTTGCGTAATTGCTCATGTTGCAACTGTTTTATGTCACCTAATGCTTCCATTCCCGGTGAATTACCATAAATATCGCCACCTGCTATGCCCCATCTAGGTATAACAGCAGGGAATTCTTTATATCCACTCTCTCTAAGCACATCTTCGCCATCACCACCTTGTTCAAAATAACAAGACTTGTATGCCATGTTCATATTATCCTTCTTTTTAAAATCACGCTCTCTATCATCCCTTGGTTCTATCGCATGAATAATAGTTACCCATTGATCTAATGAACCTCTGTCGTACAGATTCTTAACGGACGTTGAACATTTCTTATATCCAAACTCTCTTACCACTTCTCCTACAGTTTTTTGAAATTCTCTGTACAAAGTATTAACTCTGCCTTGATAATCCGTAGCTATTGCATATTCTCCAATGGTTACAGGGTAATGATGTATAGCTGTTTTAGGATCAGGAAGAATAATAGAACCTGCTGTACCAAATGCTCCTAATTCTTCGTAAATACTGTGTAATGTTCGGTATGTATTGGACTTTTGAAACACCAATTGCATACGTTCTGTAACGTCATTTAGCCATAACTTGACAGGTGTATATCTATTTAACTCTGGATCAGCCGTTCCAAGTCTGAACCACGGTCTTGCAGGGGATGTCGCACCTGCCATCATACCTGCACCTAATGTTCTTAATGCTCTTGTACCAGTATTGTCGTATATCGAGTTATGTCTTCTATGGCCTTTGTTTCTATCCTGTTCAAAATAACGTCCATTCCTTGGTAACAAGTATGTTGTCACTTCTTGCCAATGTGACCACCATGTAGCTCTTTCTGATCTAAGGTGACCCCATCTTGTTAACAGGTCAGCACGTTTTGTTTTCATTGATTATCCACCAAGTAAAGTGTTACCACCAAGATTTAATTGACTACTATCTACACCTTGTACACCAGTAAGTAATGTTCCGGCAGGTCCGGCCATTGCTGCTTGCTCTTCTTTTTTTGTAATAGCACTAACGTCAGCCCTTCTTCTATTAGCTTTGTTAAATTCAATATCAGCACGATCTGAAGCTTCTTTTGCTCTATCTCTAGCGTCTTGATTAGCTTGTCGTTGCAATGCTAACTGTTTCTTTTGTTGTTTTTTCTGTTGATGAGATGCATATAACTGTGATCCAACAGTAGCTGCTCCTACAATAACGGCTGATACTACCATTGTTTAAATCTCCTTAGAATACATAATTTCTTGTACACCATATTTTAGCTTTGGTAGCAACTTTGCTAAAGCGGTGTTTTCTTTAGCGTGCCATAACATCAGTTTACAGCCTTCAGATCTTGCATGATCCTCTGTAACCCTTAACAAACGCAATCCTAATCGCCCACCTCTGAATTCTTTTTTGACAAACAAAACGTCATTCTGGGTAACTCTTAGATCAGCATAATGAAAATGATGCATGATGATATTCATAGAATAACCAATACAGACATTGTCTTGCATTGCTAGATAAATAAACAAGAATCCGTTCTTGTCTACTGACTCATACATTGGCCAGTTTGGTTTTAGCTTCATTACTTGTTTGTTGCGAGCAATCTCTTCGTAATGCTCTTCAAATAATGGTTCTGCTAATACCTTAAATTCATCTAACGTGCAGAGTCTAATTTCTGTTTTAGGTACTCTACTTTCGTTTACAGTAGCTGTACTATCAGGACTTACGGTCACACTCGTCATAGTGGATATTTAGTTACACAATCAAATATTATATGCACTCTGTCTGTCATGCCAACATTGTGTGCTGTGTGTAGCTCTTTATGGTTAAACCACCAGACCTCACCTACTTCAAATTTTTGCTCCTGATCTCCGCAAGTTTGGCTGCACCATGGATTAGATTTAAGTACAAGATGGAATCTGCTGTAGTGATCCGCATATGTGCCCTGATCATTGTGTTTTGTCACATGGCCACTAGGCTTAAGATTAACAATAAGTAGCCTTCCCATGTCTTTAACCTCTAGTTTTTCTAGTATTGGTCGCATTAATGGCACAAGTGCAGGTTTCAAATACTCCATACACGGATAATCGTATGATCCTGTATCCCATAAAACGTAATATGCACTCATCTTTAATGGTCCTCTAACATATATCGACTCTGTGTCTTTATGTGGTGAGCCTGTAAACTTTTGGCGTGCGTCTATCTCTTTCCATAACTCAGGTTTATTGTCTAACAATTTAAGCAATGGCTCTACATCTAGACCTTCTGCTATACGAACAAAATTAGAGCACTTTGTATGGGTCATAATCCGTCTTCTGTGTGGCTGCTTTACGTCTTTTAATGTATATATCCTCCGGTACTTTCTTGGCTACTGGGAGGGCAAAGGTTAGGGCTAGTGCATCAGCTAGATCTGGTGACCCTGCACCTTGCAATCTTTTCTTAATCTGATCCTTACTTTCCAATACACGCCTACCAACATTGTCGTACCAAT